TCTTGCGCCGAAATATCCCTACAAAACTAGCAAACCATTGAAGCCTGTCGGAAAGGGAGATCGCGGAACTATCATCGGTTAGGCTCCTGCTGTTCCTGTTATGACTTTCTCCTGACCTATTCATTTGCATAGCGGTAATGATTGGCGCGGAAAGTTCTTCTGATATTCTTTTAAGTTTATCTATTTTTTCACCTATGGCTTGGTATTCTGCCCAGTTCTTATCTACTTTTTCACCGGTAAGTTTTACATAGTCGTAAGCGATAATACATTTGTTTCCGCGTCCGACATGTTTCATGTGCCAGCGACGAATTATTGCGCAAACCTCGTCTACAGTTTTGTTTTTTACATGATAGTGGAAATATTTACTGTCGTTAAATTTAGATTCAAAGTTCTCTTGGTAGTCTCTGAATTTTTTATACATTTCTTCATTCTTCCTCCAGTTGCCTGTTTCTAAATACCAGTGAGGGATTCCTGTTTCAGCCGCCGCCATTCTAAATTTTATTTCTTTAGTAGACATCTCTGTGTCGAGAATCAAAGCGGGAACCTTATTTATAACGGAAGTCTTTAGGCAAATATCATTTATGAAAGTAGTTTTCCCTTGAGCGGGGCGAGAAACTATAGCGTATATATTTGCGTCCCTGAGCCCTCCAAAGAGTCTATTGAATTCTGGATAGGGGGTTACTAGTCCCGTGTCGTCAGAAGGGTTCTCTCCCGCTTCCTCTACGTCATCCAGTAAGCTTTCAAATACGTTTTCGGGGTTATCGTCTAATTCATAAGAAAGGATTTTTTGAGAATAAATAGAATCGGACTTTGCTATAATATCATCCGCGGAATCTTCTCTGGAGTTTTTTACATAGTCCTGAATATCGCTTGCTGTTTCATCTATTTCCCTTCTGATGCGATATTTTATTAGTTCTCTGGAATACTCCGGAATCGCTTTTGGTTTTGGCGCAGAAAGCTCTATTGCTTCCAAATAATCGTATATGCCTACCTCGTCTTTTGCTGTGATTCCTAGGCTTAGTATCTTGTTGGATACGAGTACCCTGTCTACAGTTTCCCCTGCGATATGACTATTCCTGATTACAGAAAAAATAGACTGATGAACTTCGTTGTAGAAGTCAGCTAAAGTGAGATAGCTATCTACTTCAGATAAAACATCAGGATGTTTAAGAAGTCCGCCAAGAACGTACTTCTCAATTTGAATAGAATATAAAGACATTTACTATCTATAGAATCTGTCTACTTCAAAAAAGTAGTCGAATAGATTGGAGGGGGCCTTTAATCCTCCGATAGCAGTATAAACCGCCAAGCCCTCTTTTGCCCCTGCGTAGATACCGCGATGAACCGTAGAGCCGGAACCCATCATTCGACTAAGCTGCTCGAAGCCGTGTTCTAGGTTAGCTTGAGGTATATTATCAAGAGAATTTTTGTCTCCTATGATAACGCAAGCGGCGGTATTACCTGTTGAGGCGTCTATACCCGCAAGGATGTTCTTTCTTAAGTTATCTCTAATAGCGTGAGAAATCCCAGTATCAGAAAAGTCTTTGATTGGAGTTGCACCAAACATTATTATTCCAGAAGAGAAAATTGTATCTAAATCAGCCTTGTCGAAGGTTGTGTAAGCCGATTCTTTTGCTGAAATTTTATTAAACAAGTGAAAGATCGAACAGATGCTGTTATTCGCAGTAGTCCAAAACTGATTGACAGACAGTTTCGGGTAAAGCTGCTTAATCTTTTCGTTATCTAGGACAATCAAAGGAGATATTACTTTTGCTTTTTGCAAGTCTATAAGCTTGCTGATAGTTTTTTTAGAATTATCCTGAACTTTGATTCCTTCTGCTCTAGTCGGGAGAGCGACTACGCAACCAACTTTAGCGTCGGTGTCTTTTGTCTCTTTGCCTAATGATTGATTAAGGTCGTGGCAAACTTCTATAACTTTAGCCACCCCTCCTGCGCCGGTTCCTCCCCCTGCTCCAGCACAAACCAAGACTCTCTCGAAACCGCTGCCGAAAGATTTTTTGAGAAAGTCAAGAATGTCTTCGTATCTAGTCCTAAAGACTTCGTCTGCCGCGTCGGGATTTTTGCCCGCGCCGCCTTCCCCTATTAAAAGTTTATTTTCGTCAGGTACTTTAATCAAAGAAAGGTCTTGTTTAGCGGTGTTGATAACGGCGACCCTGCGATACCCAAGATTCCAAAAAGACTCGGCTAACCTTGAGCCTCCTTGCCCAACTCCTACGATAGCGAAATTAAAAGCTGCGTCGTCAAAGTTATCTTTTACGGAATCCTCCGCGGGCTCATCGTCAGGAAGCGGAATGTCAGGAAGATCTATTCCTAAATCAGTTACTTCGGCTGACGATATCCCGAGAGACTCTTTCCTTTCCTCTGGAACTGCATCGCTTACGGGGGCTGGGGCTTCTGTCACTGGTTCCGGAGCTTCTCCTGCGTTTAGCGATGGGGGTGCGTCAAAGCCCGGAAGCTCTGTGCTCTTTTTTTCGTTTGGATAGTAATCCGATATATTTGTGTCACTCATCTTCGTAATCTTCCTCGTCGTTTCCGTCTATTCTGCTTGCTATATTTTTTAAAAAGCTTTCTCTTGAGATTTCTTCCATTGCCTCTGACCAGTTTTTAATAAAATACTGTAGGGACATTGCATTTAGGTCGTCGTTTATTTGAGCATGTACCTGCGGCTTGGCAGATCCGTCAAAACTAAACAGTACATAACCGCCGTATGACATTTCACTAAGGTTGTCGAGTAATTTTTCGGGCATTGTACCGTACTGTACTTTTTTACTCATCATGGTATATTACACTTATATTCAAATTTCTACTCCAAATCCCTCTAAAATATAGGATCTACTAAGATTAGGGATATCGTCCTTGTCTACTTCCAAAACTTTGAATTCATTTAATTCTAGCCAGTTTATTTTCTTCATGTCTCTTTTTATTGAATCTAGGTATTTTTGTCTTGAGTTCCCGTGAAAAAACTTATTAAATTGATTATGTTGTTCTCCTTGAACTTCCACCGCTATTTTACGAGTGAAATTTATTAAATCCACTTTTAATCTCGTTCCGAAAACAGGAAATTCTTCGTAGCAAATATGATTCTTCCAGTAGTCTCTGAAAAAGCTTTTTGCTGCAAATTGTATTTTTGATCTGCACTTTTTGTCCCAGTCTACTTTGTATTTAGTTACGTTTTTGCTTATGAGTCTTCCGTTAATATTAAAAAGCCTCATACCGCCAAAGTCAACGCGCTTTTAAGTTTTTGAAACAAAAATTCGCACAACTTTGGGTTTTCTTCGAGATAAGCTGTAAAAGCATCTTCTCCTTGGGTCTTTTCTGGTATCTCTAAATTGTTAGATTTTAATTCTTCGACTAACTTTTCGTCAACAGTCACCCAAGAGCCTGCTCTTTTTACAAATCCCCATTTAACCAAAGTATTGAAAACTTCATACTCAACCCAAATGCTTTTGCCGTTAGTCCTCCCGTATTTTATTGGGTACTTAACTTCCATTCCTGTTGTCTCGTTGGGGGTCTTACGGAAAACTACCTTGCACCAGTGTCCGCTTGCGACGTCTTCTTTGGTGGCTTTAGGGTCTTTTATTTGCTCCTTACTGTATCTTGGTTGAAACTCTAGGATCCAATCCGAGAAGTGTAACAAGGCGTTTCCTCCCGAAGCATTCGTAAGCTTTGGGTCGGTTTTTTCGTAAGGGTTAATGCTAACTTTACTTCTTACTTGAGAAATTAAGAAGCAGATATGTCCTCTGGTGCTAATTGGTAGAGCCATTCTTTTGAGAAAGTTAGAACTTAATACCGCGCCTCCTGCGACCTTGTTAGATTCGTTATAAGAACGATCAACATCGCCTCTTGAGACGAGAGCGTCCATTGAGTCAATTATGAAAAAATATTTTTTATCAGTCGGGTTATCGTTTATTAAGTGTTCCATTAGGGTTAAAACACTTTCATAAATGTTAGATTTATAAACAAACCACTTCTCATCAGAAGTGTCTACCCCTGACCTTTCGATCATTTCGGGAGACAATCGCCCTTCCGCTTTGACGTAAACCGCCATAGAGTTGTCGACGTCTTTTTGGAAATTTCTGGCAAAAGATAAGGCGCAAGAGGTTTTACCTCCCTCTGAAACCCCGCTAGCGCGAATGATTGAAGCGCGAAGCCCTCCTGACATGTTCATATCCAGAATCAAGCTGCCGCTAGATACGATATAATCTGTCTCTGTCTCAAAGTTGTAGTGATCCTGCTTGTGCTCTTTGAGGTATTGCTGGATTTGACCCACTGGGCCTAACTGGTCATTCTTTTTTTTCGCTGCCATCTCTTAAAAATTCTAAAAGGCTTTTTGTTTTGTTTATCTTCTTGGCCTTGCCGATCTTGCGACTTCCAATAGAATATTTCTTTTCTGCTTTCAAGTCAAGTTTAAACTTGTTCCACTCGGTCAGCAGGTATTCTTTTCCTTTTGGCGCCAAAAACCAAAGTAAAGATTCCATTTCGAAAGGTATGTTCATTCTGAACCAAAATCTTTTATTGGGATATTTGTCCAAAAGCTTCTTGGTTGTTCCCAGTTCTCTCATTCGAGAATTTTTATCTTTCCATATTGCGTTTGGGTCTTTTAAAAATTTTTCAATTATGAGCTGATTTATGGTTGGGTTTTTTTTGCTACGTCGCATACGTGTCTAGTATTTTTGAAAATTTTATCGAGAGACCCTTTTTCGGGGAATGTTTCGTTTTTTTTGGATTTAAATCATGTTTGCTGATCTTGTGAAGCATGTCTAGCATGCTGAGATCCTAAAGCAAATCACGATTTAAAATCGCTAGGTCATTTTCTACCATACTTTCTACCAGTTTGTCAAACGAAATATCGGGTTCCCATCCCAGTTCTTCTCTTATAGGTGTCGAGTCCCCGTGTAAAATATCTACTTCTGCGGGCCTGTAAAATTTTTTATTTATCTCAGCCAAAACATTATTCCCTTGGAAAAGCCTAAATTTTTCCGCCATTCCTTCACCGCTCCAAAGGCCGGGGACGCTTGCCGCCGCGAAAGCTTTGGATACGAAATCTTTAACAGAATGAGTTTCATTGCTTGATAAAACGTAATCTTTTGGCTTGTCTTGGTTGAGCATCAACCAGACTCCTCTCATAAAATCTTTACTGTCGCTCCAATCTCTTCGGGAGTTCACGTTGCCTAACTCAAGCGGTTTAAAAGATAAATTATTATCTAATGCGTGTTTTATTTCTGCAACTTTTTTCGTAATTTTTCTAGTTACGAATTCTTCTCCTCTTCTTGTTCCTTCATGGTTAAAAAGAATGGAGTGTACTGCATAGAGATCGTAAGATTCTCTGTAAACCTTAACGATATGGCGAGCAGCAGCCTTGGCGGCTCCGTAAGGGCTTCTGGCTTTAATGGGATGCTTGATGTCCTGAGGACTATAATCGACGTCGCCAAACTCTTCAGACGATCCGGCGCTATAAAACCTACAGTCAGGCTTAAATTTTCTTAAAGCTTCCAAGCACCTGATAACACCAAGGGTGTTGGTATCGAAAACTTGCAACGGCATGTCCCAACTGCACCCCACAAAAGAATTTGCTCCAAAATTTATAAAATAATCCGGCCGAATTTCTTTCACGAGCTTATCTAAGGAGACTCCGTCTGTTAAATCACCATAAACTAAATTAAAGTAAGGATCGTTTTCGAATGCTTTTATATTGGATTTGTTTACGTTAGATGTCCTGCGCATCATTCCGTAAACCTCTAACCCTTCAGGGTAAAGGGCAACGTTATCAAGTAGATACTCTGCCATATTGGCTCCGTCTTGGCCTAAAATTCCTGTTATTAATACTTTTTTCATCTTAAAATGGCTTTTTTCTTTATTTGATAGTGGGGACCACGGTAGTCTTTAATTGCTCTGGATACAGAAGGCACTAGGTTATCTGGTACGTTTTTAAATTTAAAATATTTGACATCTAGGCTTTCTTCGCTCTTTATTATTTTATGGCTTATAGGCAGGCCTATCAAAAAAATATCTATCATATGCTGAGAGAAGTCGTCTTCGGTGTAGTGGCGGAGCGTCCCGATTTTTGGGTCAGAGTAAATACAAAACAAATCGTCAAGAATCACGTCAATATTAGTTTCTTCTTTAACTTCTCTCTTTACGCACTCTTCTATTGTCTCGCCCGGATCCATCCTCCCTCCCGGAACACACCATTTGTTACAATCAGCCCTAAGCTCTAGGAGGACCTCTTGGTCTTCTATCGGTACAGATCTTTCTTTGAGATAGGATGTTTTGAACTGGGTAGCGGTAGCGGGCTTAATCCCGTAAAAGTCCCTGTATCCTTTTATAATCAAGGCTCCGCAACCTATGGTTACTTTAGACTTGCCTTCGAGCTTCTTTAAAAACTTTAATTTCGTCACCAGTAAAAAGCTTTGATTTTAGAGAGAGATACTACGCCTTTTTGCCCAACCGCTTTGGTGGCGCATTGGTTCGCGAATTTTATTGAGTCAACTATGTCTTTGTTTTGGATATATTTTAAAACTAAGCCAGCCATAAAAGTGTCTCCGGCTCCGGAAAGGTCTTTTACTTCTACTTCTGGGACTGGGTAAGTTTCATTTTTATACTCGCATCCCTGCGATCCAAGAGTTTTGATAAGTTTGTTCTTAAAGTTATCTTTTTTGAATATTCTTTTTGATTTTTCGTATTCAGATTCGT